TTAATGCCGAACTTGACTTTGACGGAGAACCTGAATTTGACAAGACAGTTTCGTGTACGATACCACAAAATCAGGGTGATTTGATCAAGGGTGTACATTTGTCATTCACACTTGACGCACTCCCAGCGAACTATACATACAGCGAAAGCATCGGGTATGCCATGATCGAACATGTCGATATTTCTATAGGTGGTCAGTTGATACAGACGATCACATCGGATATGTTAATGATATACTCTGAGCTCTTTGTCACAGACTCTAAACAAACCTCACTCGAACGACTTGTCGGTAAAGCATACACAAACAATATACAATTAAATGTAAATGCCCTTTACGGTGGTCTATATACTGAGTCACAGACGGCTACCAAATATGTAGTCGATATACCGTTTTATTTCCATAATAGGCCTGAACTTGCACTTCCAATTTATATGATAGACAAACAGGAAGTTGAAATTTCGGTCAAATTTAGAAAATGTGATGATGTTGTATTTTATTATAATTCTGGTACAGTCACGTATTCGGGTAACAAATATTACGAAAAGATAAAAAATCTCAAACTCGGTGTGGAAATGATCACTCTCGCGGACAAAAATCCACGAGCAAAAATAGACTACAGAATAACACAATTCCAAGAAAATATATTTGAACTTGATTACAATGAAAATACCACTGAATACATATGTAATCTTAATTTCAAAAATCCAGTAAAGGAGTTGTTTTTTGTATTCAAAGAGAAGCCAAAGCTCAACTCCAGTGAACTAAGACACAAATGTAGTGTATTTGATTATGACTCTTATAGGTCGACCACACAAGAGAATGGGGTTGATATTTCAACAAATTTTGAAATACTCAAATATCTGACACTAACTCTCGATGATGATGAAGTTCTCAATGAAGTTACTGGTGATATGATTCATCTTCGAGCTATTCAACCAGGAAAACATCACTCACGAAGCCCGATTGTTCGTCGTTTTTACACGTATAGCTTTGCTTTACATCCAGAACAACATGAACCATCTGGACAACTAAACTTTTCAAATATAAGACATCAGACACTCAGAGTAAAGATCAATTTAGATAAGGAATATGAAGGTGTCACCGATACATCTATCTTGAAGAAAGAACTCAGAGTATATGCAAGTAGTTATAACATACTCCGTGTAGAAAATGGAACTACTAAATTATTGTTTAATTTATAATGAAGACTGGTTTCGATATTACAGATGAAAATTCACAAGTCGATGGATATACGAAGTTGATGATAGACATCGTGACACCAGTATTGGAAATGGGTATGGTACTCGCGGCACAGTATTCGAAGGCATGTGGAAGAGATGCAATTTTGATGCGAGATTTCGAGTATGCAATGAAATACTGTGCCATGAATGAAGTGGGTAATACAATTGGGACACATTTCCCAGGATTATACGACGATGATGAGGAGGATGTGGGGGATATAGAAATAGTTGAAGAGGGTGACGAAGATTTTACGCGATATTCAGGAGATGATCAAACGATGAATAAAATTAATGAAGCGTACGATTCATGGGATTCATGGATACCCACAAACCCGACAGAAGAGCTTATAAAAAATGCGATCGATAGTAATGGACGATGAACCCAGTGGCTGGACGGAATCGGAGTATAAGAGTTTTAAACCAAATGAGTCGGAATCTGATTCAGACTCAGACTCAGACTCAGAATCTGAATCTGAAGATGAAATCTCAAAAATGAAAGGATATCAGAAGAAGGAATATAAGAAGATACTAGTCGTAGAAGAATTACTTCCAGAATAAATTTTCTAATGGTACTATATACCATGTCCGCTGCCGAAACTGTTACGCTTATCAGTCAGGAGCTCGAATCGCAATCCCTAAACGCCGTCGTCGCCGGTTTCTCCTTCGCGGCCGCCCTCTCGTGGATGGACCTCGTCCGCTGGTTAGTGAACCAAGTCGTCAAGGTTAACAAGAACGGTGGTATGAACTACACGCTCACCGCGTTGTTCACCACCTTGTTGTCCATTGTCGTCTACCTCGCAATCTCCCGTGTGTCCACCCGGGTCAGAAAGCCAACTCAACCATTGTACGCGGTCACCCGCTAAGTGGCTGGCTTCTTTTTAGATACCAGGAGCAGGATAAACCCTATCAATATGATAAAAAATATAGATACAAAAGCATCCCATCTATTCACATCCTCAAATTCCGGGACGTGAATTGGTGGTGGAAGAGAAAAGTCTCTTTCCTCCTTCGCGACATTTTCGAGTTTATCAGTTGAACATGTTATTTTGAATTTCAACACGTGATTTGCGTTTCGCGTGTCGTATGGTATTAATCTATTATTACTTTTCGTGTATAGTTGTACACGAATACTGTTTATTGTGTTTTCTGGTGCCGAATAGAACTCATGTTCAATGGGGTCTTCTTCACCGATGTACGTCGTTGTTTCACCGAATGCACCATTGGTCATCAATACGCCCGTATAATATGGGTTTTTAGAATACACAGTCTTATTGAATTCAGACGAACCACTGCTTAACTTGAGAATAATGGAATCGGGGCCATTGACATTTACGTAACCCGTCTGTATGATATTGTTATCTGTCAGCACATCATCGGCTGGTAATCCAAGTATATCGTGAGGTGTTGTATGTGTATTTGATGACGTGTATCCGTGAATACCAGTATTAAAATCAAATGAAGACGCGCTACCAAACGTAAATGAAATAGTGTTATTACTCGTGTCTTTTATCACACTCGTTATGGCCGTACTTTCGGTATCTATGACGTCTGCGAGTTCGGAGAGGGTGTATTGTCCATTTGGTAAACTGACACCAATTGATCCAATCGCAAACGTGTTATTGTACTGATTAATGAGCGTCTGCGAATTTGGTACGCGAGCCGATACGAGCGATATATTTGTTACGTTATACACTGGGTTTTTCAAATGTATCGTATAATCACCCGAATCTGGGTAAAGTATTGGGTCTCTATCTCCACTGTGTATATCTAAAGTATAGACCTTCATTAAAATATACGTATAATATTTTAATGAGTGTATTTATCTGAAGTTTTTAAGTACATCTTACGACAAATGGTGCGCGTATGGGTTTTTCAGTAATTGACGTTTCGCAATACCGAGACCCGCCTGAGAAGCATGTGGGTTTTGATGACCCTTATTCGCGTTGAGGTCATGGAAAGACGTATTCGTGTATTGCTGTGTCCATCCACCCGCTTGTGGATTCACGCGACCATCAACGCGTGTAGTATCCGCTCGAGCAGCCGTCATCATGCCACCTTGGTTGAGAGCGTTCGCCCGAACATTCATGCGACCGGGGTTAGAAGCGCGATTCGCTCTACCACGGCGTTCATCTGGGCGGAAACCGTATTTTTGAAGGTTTTGAACACTGTGTTTTCCACTGTTGTTTTCGCCAATCGCAACCTCTGGTGAGTTAAGGTATCCATGTTGGAAACTAGTGATACCTGGCTGTGGCTGGTTCAAGTATTGATATTGTTCAAGATTTCCATCCTTCTTGTTTCTTGTTGGATCTTGAGACACAGTACTCGCCGAAACAAATCGCTTCGCTGGTGCAACACTGAGTGTATCAGTCCTGAGACCAGTTTCGGCACGGTTCGTGGTTCGCTTCGTGCGTTCATGTTCACCACGACCAGTAACACCGGACATACCTTGTGCACGCCCAAACACAGTTGGGAGTCTTTCTGGAAGATATGTCGTCTTTTCTGGTCGGTTGTGAGCAAGGGCACCAGCGATACCTCTTCGACCACCTCTCGTGTCATGAGCTGGTCCAGATCTACCGGGTAATGTGGTCATTTTGTAACCACCGACATTTTCTGGGTTAACACGCAAAATCTGCTGATAACCACCAAAACTTGGAACGGATGGATCCACGCCTAGACCCGGACCAACCAATTGCTTTTCCACTGGAGATACATTATTCATTCGATCATAATCGTTCATTCGGTTACGCATTTCGAGGACTTCGGCGCCACTTGTTCTCATTTGGGGTGCGACGTCCCCAAAACTAGGAGTGACCGCCTTATTGATCATTTCCGGACGTTCTATTGGATATTCCTTCACTGGTGCTTGACGGATGACTGGTTTTGGATCAACCGTTTCCGTAGTATCCATTGTATACGTCTCCCGTTTAGGCTGACTCAATTTTCGACCTGCGTACACGAGACCCGCGATAGCTGCGACAGATATGGGATCAGCCATTCTTATTTCTTATTAATATTTTTATTTAAGTATCTTTGATTAAATAAACCATTTTGAACCTCGGCTCTGGTACTCATAGATTCATAGCTCTTAGTACGAAGTGGCAACTTGCATTCCATGTTTTGAAGTGGGAACAACTTTTGCTCGTACGTCTTCGCGAGTACCTTGTTAAATCGAGATGTCGATTGTGGGCGAAGGGAATCGTCCACGTCTATGTATTCCGCTGGAGCCCCCTTTCCAGCCATAAAAGGTGCTGTCCCATAAATAGTAGCATTTGGTCGCTCAGAACCATAGTTAAGGGTGCTGGGCTGAGGATACACAAACACCTCTTCCGTCGCACAGTTCACTGGGACGGCTGGGTTTTGAACCAACTTAAGACCTGGCTGCAATTGGTAAGCCATTTATTATTACGTGAGAGATTTATTTATGCACGTCTATCACTATTTGGCTGAAGACCGGCAAACGCTTCGAGTTGAACTCCTCTCATATTTGGGTCACACATAGATCCATCCGACTTGCACATGGGAGCATTCTTTTTACCATACAACCATTCTGCAAATTTTGTTTGATCACCTGGTATAGTGGTCACAGAACTAGTTACAAACTGACGAGCAAGTGCATTCTGTTGGTATTTGGGGAGGGTGGATCTCGAACGCGCTGGCCCAAATTGAGTGTCTCCAACCACGAGTGTATCGACATCGGACCTAACACTCGGATACGAACACGCTGGGAGACGATCACCCCTGTCGCCAATCAACACGTTCGCCATTGGGTTATCACGACTTGGGAGCTGACACGAATCACCCACACCCTCATAATATTCGGTGCCTCTAGGAACACCGTTTTTCACCATGCCCGATCTTTCCATAACATAAAGAACTCCGAGTGCGGTTCCAGCTAGAACGAAGATACGCGCGTCGCGGTTTATCAAATAATGAATACACGCGGCATAAATGATGAACCTAGATCCAGCATTAACGCGTTCTGCTGATGATTGTAAATTTGTTGGCCAAAATTCAAATATTTTGTTATTATCAACGAGTTGTTTTGGATCTTGAAACCAAGAGCTCATTTAATATATATTAGTTTATTTTTTCAACATACCACCGAGCATGCCCTGCATGGTCTTCATAAGAGCACCTTCATCGAGGCCATCGATGCCACCACCATTCTCCAACTTGTCGGCACATTCCTTCGCCACCTTTTCAATCATGCAAAGCGTGTCTTCTGGAATAGACGAAATCGTTGTACCGAGCATGTAAAGGGTTTGGATGTATTGCCAGATCGCATCCTTGGTCTGTTGAGACACAGACGCCCACTTTTCTTCAAGTTTGATATCCTTGATAAAATCAAGGTTCTTGGATTCGTTAATAAAAAACGTATCATCCTTCGCAGAAATCTTATCAGCGAATGGCGTCACACCCGCCATAAATCCATCGATTACGAGTCTCGGGTTAGACGTTCGCATTAATTCAAACCCGGACATGCATTTCTTAATGCCCTTTTCTTCTGGAAACGTCTTGTGAAGTTCCGCAAGAAATTGCCCCATCATATCGTTAAAAGCAGTCACGGAAGTCATGTTTACTGTATACAAAACAACTACTATCTTTAAGCAAATGGTTCCGTGGATATGGTTTCTTTACCACCTATTCCGTTAGACACAATAAAAAAAATAAGGATCGCGTTCAAAAAGGCTGGTTTCGTGTATGCACTTGTTGGTAATTTACCTTCGTTATTAAGTTTAGATTTGAAATGCACGTATCCGGCCGTAAGTAGACCACCGATGATCGCCGCCCACGCTGGATCTCTTAGATAGTCTTCAAACTCCATTTAATTATATCCAACTTTTTTTACGGGCGCATCCGATGCGTCTGGAAATAGTACATCTTCTTCATCTCTTACCTGCTCTGGTACTGGTTGTGGTGGTTGTGGTCCCTGTTCTGTAGAAACGGTCTTAAATTCGTTATA